CCCTGCTTGACTAACTTAGGGGCTCCAACATTACAAATGACACCACCAAATATATCTGTGTCATTCATACCAGTTTTAAAAGGTGTGAAAGAATGTTTTGGTGTTGCTGTGAAGAAATAGTTGCGAACCACATACATTGAATGATGCTCAACTGCTTCAATAAAGTTCTTTTGAACTGCATTGTGGGCCTCATCAAAATATACAGTATCAGGCAACATTGCAGTTGCATCCTGTATCTTGTGTAGAGAATGATAAGTAGTGAATATGAGTTGATGTCTCTTGCTTTTCCAATGCCACTCCTCGATCTTCTTACTATTGGTTGTGCTGTCGTGATGTGTCTCTCCACTATGAACATGAAGTACATCAACATCATCAATGAACTCAAGGAACTCTTCACATAACTGATTTGCCAATAGAATACGAGGTGCAACTACCACAATAGTTTTAAGTCTGTTACTCTTGAATTGCTCAATGGCATCCTGTATCATGCAAATAGTCTTGCCACCACCAGTAGGAACAATTACTTGTCCCTTGTTGTGTCTTGACATTGCCTTAATTGCTTTCTCTTGGTGGGGTCTTAGTTGCATCAAATAAATCTTAGATACACCTAGTATAACAAAAAAAGATCCCATGTGGGATCTTGTGTGACAGTTTGCTAACTGGTTCTTAAATTAACTTATAGTATCTCCGACAACCATACCAAAGGTATGTATATAAATTTCAAGTTTAGTGTATGCTAACCCATGCTGAACCTGTCCAGACTTGTAACTTATTTAATGAAGTATTATATACAATCGCACCTGACTCGTCAGAGCTTAAAGCATTTCCACCTGTGTCTCTCAAAGCATCCCTTTGGGTGGTTGTAACTTTTGGTGGTATCATGTATGAAAGTGATGCTCTTGATGTTCCACCCTCTACAATGTCAACGAGATTTGAGAAGTCAACCGCACATAATGGGTTTCCACTTCCAACTTTAAGTCCATGATGTGCCTTAATGTCTCCTCGTACATCTAGTTCAAATGCACTTGTTATAGTAGATGTCTTGATACCTACATTACCATTTGAATCAATAAAGAATCTTTTATCTTCTGTACTACTGACACTAAAGAAATTTCCTGAAGCAGTCATCCCTATACCAATACTATTGGTAACTTCTAAGTCTGCTAGGGTTGACATACCAACTGTGTTTCTAATATTACCAGTAACATTACCAGTAACATTGCTTATGGTTGCATCATCTACTGTTAGAAGGCCATTGATAAAGACCGCATTTGTAAATGTTGCGACTCCTGTAACCTTTGATGTTCCGTCAACTGATAATCTATGTTGTGGTTGAGTAACTCCGATGCCTAAGTTACCAGTGCTTGACAAGACCATTAATGGATTTGCATTTCCCTTGTGCCATACAAAACTACTAATTCCAGTTATGAAGTAGTTAAAGTTTCCATCGCCATGATTGATAATATCTAGTGCTTCCGAACCACTAAATGCTGACGCACCACCACCATAACGGATTTGTAAGTTATTATCTGATACTCCTGAATTTTTACCAATTACAATAGATGATGCTCCTGAAGAATCATGAATTTGTATATTAGCGTTTGCTGTATCAGTTCCAACTCCTAAACTCGCAACAGTAGTAACTCCTAAAGTTGAGATGCCTGTGACACTTAGAGTAGATGAATCTAAACTCGTTGCATTTACATTTCCAGTTACATTTCCAGTTACATTTCCAGTAAGTGAACCTACAAAACTCGTAGCAGTTACAACACCTGAGACATTTAGTGCATCAAGTTCCGTATGTCCATCAACATCTACATTTCCATTTATATCAAGGGTAGTAAATGTAGAGACACCTGATGCTGCATTTACATTACCAGTTACATTACCAATTAAGTTACCTACAAAACTCGTAGCAGTCATTGTTCCCCTGACTGTTGAGTTATGCTCTGTGTCTAATACATTTGAGTTAGTTTGGATAGAATTACCCATCTTTGCATGACTAGAGCATTGATAATGTAAAACTATTGGTGTGGTATCACTTACAACAATCTCTGTATATGCACCTGCTGAACCTTGAGTTCCGTTTACAGTCACACCTGTGGTATATGCAGTCGTTTTATCTACATCATAATAAAATCTGAGTGGATGAAGTGCATTAGTTCCATCAGACTGATCGAAACGATAAGTACGGCCTGGTGTTAGAGTTATAAATGGTGCTTCAACTCCATCAATTTTATATCCATTTGAACTACCTGAACCATTATATCTGTGTGCTGATGTTTTTGCTGCAACTGTGACCACAAATGTAACTGTAGTTCCATGTATTGATCGAATAGTGCTGTGTCCTTTTAAAGTTGGAACTGTTAGGTCAGTCACACCAAGAGTGCTAATAGTTCCTATCCCTGCTGAATTGATATTTCTGACTGTTATATCTGGCGTTCCTGTCAATCCCTGTGCGTTGGTTGCAACTGTTGCCGATGCAGCCTGAGTTGCGTTAGATGCTGTACCCGTCAAATCTCCCGTAACATTTCCTATCAGATTTCCTGAAAAAGATGTCGCAGTAATCACACCTGATGCGACCACACCACCTTCTGAATTAAAACCTACACCCTGCTGACTAGCATTTGGATTACCACCAACTTGCAATGAATTAGCTGGATTTGTAGTAAATATTCCAACATTACCATCAACATATATTGGGGATGCACCCGCACCAACGATGTTAACATTTTGCCATTGTGATGTTGGTAATCCTGTGAGTGTTGAACCATCTCCCTTGTAAGATGATGCAGTAATTACACCACTCGTAGAATCTAGAGATATAGTTGAACCAATGCTTACTTGAGTGAATGTAGATACACCACTAATTTCTAAATTATTCGCAGTAATTATTCCTATGACTTTTGCATTTCCTCTTACATCAAGGCTCTCGTCTGGGGATGTAGTTCCAACCCCGACCCGATCTCCCTTTACAACGAGAGCTTCATCGTCTACTTGAACTCCATCTCTGAAATTAAAAGTCTTTCTTATATTAGACATTTATCACGATATTTTTAGTTATTTATTCAGTTTGTTTATTACCAAAGAAACTCGTGATGGCATATCTTCCGTATCCATCATAGTAATCTGAATCCTTAATACTTACCTTAGTGACACCATGTTCGACCCATGCTGGCATCATGATTAGCGAATTGTTGTCACATTTAAACGAGTAATTATATTTAGGAAAGAATAACTCACCTCCATCAAACCTTTTAGGTTCACGATAGAAATATGAAAAAGCAAGATATTGAAAAAAATTATCGGTATGTGGCTCATAGAAATCTCCATCATGATAATACCGAACTTTTGTATGATCGTAATTACAAGTCAAAGACGGTAAACAACTATCATGTAATTTAGAGAATGGTTCTAATACCTGTGGTTCAAATATTTTTCGATTAACAGTAAGTATGTTTGACAACTTTCTATATTTTTTTGGATAGATTACATCAAGATATATCGCTTTCGCATTTGTTTTATCAACAACTCCCAAATACTCTTTTACATCTAGTAGTTTATCAGGTTTAGTATAAAAATTTAATTCCTCCCAAATTAAATCTAGTTCTTCATCATTATAAAAATTATGAAAAATCAAATGTGGGAATGGATTTTGTATAGCCTCTGCTGATATTTCTTCTGTCATTTCCAATCTGGTATATCAGGATGATGCTCCTTGATATAAGCATTGATTCTATCTAAACTATCTTGCATCCAATCCTCCCAAATGATTACACCATGTGGTGCGTGTTTCATTCCTTTGTACATCCTTTTGACACACAAAGCACCTCTCAAAACTATCAACTCATTACGATTTAGTTTCATGTAAGTTTGAATCCGAATTTTTTAGTGAACATACCTAGTAGTCCGTTTTTTAATTCTACTTCATATTTTTTATCAGTCAACTTTGCGTAGTCCATTCTCTGCATTTCAACACCGTTAACTACTGGGTTTCCATCAAAACATACAAGGTAACTATCTGAATCTCCCACAAATGATTCTTCAATTAATTTTCCATCCCAATCTTGATCTGGTTTCAAAGGATTGAATCCAAACATGAGAGTATCAGTATATGCTTCAAATATTCGATCAACTCCTAACAAATGTTTTTCATTGTAAAAATTATTTGTTTTCGTATCTCCCTCAACATATTCAGAACTAAATGGTGTTCCTAATCTTCCAGAGCCCTTCACGATTATATGGTAGATAGTATAATTATTTAATGCACCATCTATATCAATATCCCCTGCATCTGCGGTCACTCCACAAAGAGAAAATTCCTCACATTTTTTAAAAAATCTTTTATAACTCATAACTCTACCCTCCTTACTTTTAGAGTGAATCTATCTCTCTCGTGATATTTACCTTCAATAACTTTATCTATCAAATCTCGTACTTCAAATTTGTCATCCATTTTTTGTGGTATATTATCTAGTAATGTCTCTAGTTTTTTCTCTTGTTCTTCTACCCTCTTTAATCCAAATTTTCTTACTAAAGTATCTGAAAAAGTTTCAAGGTCAAACATATCAAGTTCATCACAATCAATCGCTATGGGTGTATAATCATCAATAGATTTTCTTGACTTTTCATAGCAAAATTTGACTACTATTTGATTTGATTCTGATATGTATTCTACTATTTTAAATATTATTTTCATAAGTTTTAGATTTAATTACTTTAGCCCACGGGTTGACCATCATAGATGTTCGATTACCTGTAAAGTCCTCTACATTATGTGGAATCCCTGCTGCAAATATTACCAATCTGTTTGTTTTTGGTAATATTTTATCACTACCTAATAATAACTCTCCACCCTTCATGTTGTCAACATAAGGATAGTAAATTATGGTACATAGTGGAAAACTTAACATATTTTTCTCGTCAAATAATTTTTCATCCTTATCTCGATGCCAACCTTTGACGCAAGTGTTTAAACGAGTCCAAAATTCATAACCCACAGAGGATGATAAATTGTAAAATTTACTCGCAATATTAATCATTGCTAAACAAAAATTATCGTACAAATGATTTTGATCCATCATATAAAAAAATGGATCTTTGGTGGATTCATCTAAAGATTCATGAATTTTAGATACAGATTCAGAATCTAAAACATCATCAATAACTATGTTAGTTGGAATCATCTTGTTGAATCATCCCCCATGATGTAGCGATATATTTAGTGCCACCAAGTGGTGGATTACCTCTGTGTGTATGTGTAAAGGAAGCTGGAAATATTAATACATCCCCTGCTACTGCTTCCTCTCTTCTTTGTTGATATAAAAATTCAGTTTCACCACCATCGAAGTCATCATTTAAATAAATTTGAACAACAAACTGTCGTGCAGCAACATCTAATGCACCATTTTCATAGTGCCACGCATGAAACCCACCACCAGCCGGAATCTCTTTTAATTTCAAATCATGTAATAAAAATTTTCTCATACCTAACACATTAAATGCCTGTAAATATTCATCTACGCAAGGTTTAATTTTAGGAAAAATCTCCTCTGCAATACGACTCGATGCTGAAAAGTTAAAATCATGTGAAATATTTACGGTCTTATGATCTTCTCTTGTTAATTTTTCTCTATCGTAAAAAAGTAAATGATTTTTATCAAAAAACTTAATACCATCTATTATTCTCGTACAATCCTCTTTAGAGAAAGCACCACTATACCTTCTTATTAAATCAGTCTCAAATGCCATAATTTAAATCTAGTGCTTATATTATAGCACACCTGTAGCGTTTGTGCTACCACTTAATGTTCCACTATTACTTATATTCACTGTAAATCCTGAGTTTCTTCTTATCGCTGCTCCATCAGGGCCTCCTGCTCCTCCTGCTGAACTCGAACCCTCTCCACCAAATCCTGTACCACCATTGTCTGCTGCTTCCCCTACTGAACCACCAGTTCCACCACCACCAGCTACTGCTTCTCCGTCATTATTTCCACCACCTCCACCAGAACCAGCTGCTGTTGCTGAACCTGCATTTCCGGGGCCACCTTCTACTCCACCAGAACCTTCTGCTCCACCTGCACCTGCCGGTATACCTGCACCACCGCCACCTCCTCCACCAGAGGCAGTTCTTGATGAGTTCTTATCGTGGTCAAATGCACCACCGCCACCGCCACCTCCTCCGAAGCCTGCGACTAAAACACCACCTGATGCAATATTTACTTGTGTGGGACTGTACTGAACACCTAATCCTGATGTACCTGACCCCCCTGCAAATCCACCACCAGAGTTCACTGATCCACGACCACCATCGCCACCACCACCTCTGATCCTTCCTGACCCACCAATATCAATCTGCAATGTGGTTGATGAGTTCCATGAACCTGTTCTCAAAGCACAATGTTGCACATTTGATTTTTCTGATCCGATAGTTTGATTTACATGAATATGAACCTTTGTGCCTGATGTATTATTTGGTCTTGTTCTATAATTACCAACAACATTTACATCATTCGACCCACCTGCGTTATATCTATCTTTCGCTATTAATCTGTTACCACCTCTACCAGAACCATAAAAATTAACTACTGTTTGTAATTTAGTACTATAGAAATCACTAAATTTTATTTGCCCTGATGTTGGCACTGAACCACCACTCTGTGCATCAATCGAATTAAACTGCAATGCACCAAAAGAAACGGGAAAGTTACCCTGCCCGTTGGTAGTTCGATATGAACCTAGTCTGGTTTCTGATCCATTAGTATATCCAAACTCATTAGCGATATTACTCGCTGAAATTTGCCCTGATCCTTGTAGTGCCATTACTTTTTAAGTTCGTTGATTTCAGATTTAAGTTCCTTAATCGCTTCAATCAAAACTGGTATCAGTCTATCGTAGCGAACACCAATTGTTCCATCTCCTCTTGTCTTGGTAAGGCCAGGTAATTTTAATTTTTCAACCTCTTGTGCGATAATTCCAGTATCACCACCCTCAAGACCCCAGTTTCCAGCACTGGATTTCCAATCAAATGTATTACCTGTGAGAGAACTGATCATATCTAGTGCATTATCAATCGGTGATACATTTTCTTTCATTGTCAAGTCAGAAGAGCTAAATGCGATTACATCACCTGTAAATGTACCTGAACCTGTTACAGATAAGTTGCCACCAAATGTTCCTGTGCCAGATGTATTCAAGTTTCCATTATGATCTATGTCAGCATTAATCTCAACCTCATTTGTGGCAGCATCTAATATAAGTTTACCACTTGATGTTGTAACAGTTTGATTATCTGCTAAACCGACTTGAACATTGCCAAGTGTCGCACCAGCCGCAGTCAAGTTTCCGCTAAATGTAACTGATGCTCCTGTGAAACTACCAGTTAAGTTAATATTACCTGTGACATTTAAGTTGTCG